ACTCAGGACTCGGTCAGGTATATGAGAACAATGTCGGAAATGTCTGTTTTGACGATGCGGATCATAGATCTAACTATCTAGCTGCTAATGGCTACACATTCTTAGATGGTGATTTTGCAGTGCCTACAACTATCAAATCAACTACGGCAATCTCGCGTATCCGCAATAGCCTTATCTATAAATATGGGGCATCTTACGGCTCAACCTACACCACATCTGATGCAGACTCTATTGCTGTCTATGGTCTTTATGAGCGATCAACTGACTCTAATATTAAGAGCCTTACTGACATTACCGATATTGCCAATCGACAGCTCAATTTACGCAGAAGCCCTAGAAACCAGTTAGAAGCCATCACCTTCAGACTCACTAACGACAATATTCCAACTGCGATGCTTAACAGCCTTATTAGTATCTTTTTTGGTCAGCCAGTCCTTATCAATAATCTGCCAAGCAACCTTCTCGGTGGCACATTTGATGGCTTTGTCGAAAACATTACAATGAGAGCCAATCCTAATTATGTGGATTTGACCCTCTATATCACAGCAACAGATCTATCTCTCAGCACGACACAATGGGATACCGTTATCCCTAGCACTATCGATTGGGCAAGCGTAAATGCTACACTTACATGGAACAACGCGACAGGAGTATTATCTTAAATGGCAACGAGTCCTAATTACGGGTGGCTAGAACCCGATAACACAGATCTAGTTAAAAATGGTGCACTATCAATCCGCACATTAGGTAATGCCATTGATACAACGATGGCAACCATGACCCCTAAAAGCACCTACACAGCTAAGGGTTCTATCGCTGCTGCAACAGCAGCTTCTACTCCCGCTAACCTCTCTGTTGGTACTAATGGTCAAATCTTGACGGCAGACTCAACTGCTGCAACAGGTGTTAAATGGGCTACTCCTGCTGCTACCTCGCCTTTAACTACAAAAGGTGATCTTTATACTTATTCAACAACTAACGCACGACTTGCCGTAGGAGCTGATTATGGATTTTTACAGGCTTTGGCAAGCGAAACAACTGGACAAAAATGGAACGATGGGGCTTGGACAAGTTATAGTCCGACAGTTTCAGCTGGTACTGGAACATTAACAAGTGCATCCGCTTCGGGTAATTACATAAGAATTGGTAAAACTTGTATTGTCAGAATGAGATGGATAGTTACTATCAATGGAACTGGTTCCCAACTAATTAAGGTAGATTTACCTTTTACTTCGATTGCTTCAAGTTATGGGCAGACTGGTTCTGGCAGAGAAGTCGCAGCAACTGGTAAACAACTACAAGTTAATTCTAGAAGTAATGACAGCGTTTCTTATTGGTACAACTATGATAATTCTTACCCAGCAGGTACAGGGTATGAAGGTCAAGGCGTTCTAGTGTATGAGGTGGCATAATGACAAAGTTTGTTTCAATTCTTGGTAATGATGATGAAGTATCAGATGAACTTTATTTATCACGCATGCGCTATTGGCGCGATGGTGAATTAACTCGCACAGATTGGACACAGGTTGCAGATGCTCCAGTGGACAAAGCAGCGTGGGCAACTTATCGTCAAGCATTGCGTGATTTACCAGCAAGTAAGGCAGATCCTCGTAAGATTGAACTTCCAGTTGCTCCATGAAACCACAATTAAGTAAAGCTGCTAAGCAACTTCGAGAGCAGTTTGATGACTCATATCCAAGTCGTGACCGCACATCGGATGGCTGGATCGGTGATACTCGACACGCAGCTCGCCCTAGCGATCATAATCCCGATGTTGATGGCTGGGTTCGTGCCATCGATGTTGATCGTGATCTCAGTGGTAGGGCTAAGCCAGACCTCATGCCAGATCTTGCAGATCAGATTCGTCTCCTATGCAAGTCTAAAAAAGAAAGACGCATTACCTACATTATCTTTGATGGTCGTATCGCCTCTAGCAAAAAGGGCTGGGCTTGGAGAACATACGAGGGCACTAACAAACACAACCACCACTGCCACATCTCGTTTGCGAAAGAAGCTGACAATGATGAGGCTTTTTTTCAAGTACCTATGTTAGGAGCCAGTAATGAATGAACTAAAGACAGCAGCAGGTTCATGGGCAAGAGCCTTTTTAGTAGCAGTAATCAGCATGGCGGCAGCTGGAGTTTCAGATCCTAAAGCCCTCATTGCAGCGGGAGTAGCTTCGATTCTTCCACCAGTGCTTCGCTACTTAAATGCTAACGATCCTGCTATGGGCATCAAGAAGTGACACAGAGCGACTTCTTTACTCTTTACATTGCCACAATAACAATCATCGGTGGCTTGTCTGGCTATGTAATCACACACCTTTTGTCTGAAATAAAAAGACTCAACTCGCGTGTTGATGAGATCTATAACATCTTACTTGACAGGTAACATTGTGCTATGGCAAGGAAAGCGACTAAGGCATTAGAGGAGCAGGGCTACTCTAAACTAGATGCTTACTGCATTGGGCTTTATGAGTATTTTAGTTCACTAAAGCGAGCAGGGTTCAAAGAAGACATTGCCATGTTCATGATTACTGAGCCACAGGCATATCCGCATTGGATTTTGCCTGACGGAATACCGCCGGAGAAGTTAGGCGATTATGACGATGAGGACGATGATTAAGAAACGCTATCTGGTCATCTCGGATCTACAGATCCCCTATCACCATGAGCAAGCTGTTAAGAATCTAATCAAATTAGTAAAGCGCGAAAAGTTCGACCTTGTCCTCAATACCGGTGATGAACTGGACATGCAGTCACAAAGTCGTTGGGCGCAGGGCACTAAGTTAGAGTGGGAAGGCACATTAGATGCTGACAGAAACCTTGCACAGAATATTCTCTATGACCTCGGCACAACAGATGTCACTCGAAGCAATCACACAGACAGGCTTTACAATACGCTATTACGAGCACCTAGCCTCATTGGATTGCCAGAGCTTGAATACTCCAAGTTTATGGACTTTGCAGGACTCGGCATCCGCTTCCACAAAAAGCCTTTTGAGTTTCACAGAGGTTGGGTCTTAGTCCACGGAGATGAAGGATCGATGAACTCCAATGCTGGACTCACAGCTCTAGGTCTGGCTAAGAAGTTTGGCAAATCTGTAGTCTGTGGACACACGCACAGAGCAGGCATCAGTGCCTTCACAGAGGGCATAGGAGCCTCGTACAGGACTTTGTGGGGCTTAGAGGCTGGGAATGTCATGGACAAGAAGAAAGCCTCTTATTTGAAGGCTGGGAGTGCTAATTGGCAGATGAGCGTGGCAGTCATAGAAACGCATGGAGATCGCGTTAGTACCATGCTGGTACCGATCAACAAGGATGGATCCTTTACACTTTATGGACGACTTTACGCCTGACATCCATACCACTCTGGATGATGCGGTTGATGCCGCAGAATTGTTATCATTTCGTTACCTAAATGTGCTTGATCATGTTAGATACTCGTGAGATTCTAATTCTGTAAGCGATCGAGGGCATCGCTACAGATAGGTACAAAAATGAAGATCACAGCAAAAGACTTTGATGCATTGACAGATACAGCAATGGGCTGGAAGGGCAATGATTGGGAAGTGCAGGCAGATCGTTTTCTGGATAAAGTTTCTTTCGATTGGGCTGTCTGCTACTGGGTTGATTCAGCAGCTAGTTTAATCTTGGCTCGCACATACCTCGAAGATAATGACCATGCGTTCGAGGAATCATACGATGACAATATGGAGTCTTACATCCTTCTAACTAACTACGATATGTACGAGATGGCGGTTGCATAATGGCTGCTATCGAGATTTATGGAGCACCGGTAGTCGAGAGGTATTACTGCCTTTATTGCAGCTTTGATATGACTGCCACGATGGTCTGCTTAGACTGCAATGAGTATAAGAGCGCGGTTACATTACAAGAGTTTATAGAGTTCAATGGGCATTATCCTAAACTAAGGGCGGTAAAGTAATGATTAACTCAATAGTAATTATAGGGATGATTGGATTGCTACTAGCTTCTAACTTCATTTGGTACTGGCAAGGCTTTAAGGATGGCAGACGAGAGGGTTATGTGCGTGGGCGCGATCTTAGCCGACAAGGATTCTGGCAGGAATGAAAGCCAATGAGATTCTGCTATCAGCTACGGACACCATAAGTCAGCGTGGGCTTTCTTATGGTCATCCAGCCGATAACCTACAACACACAGCCATGCTACTTAGTGCATATTTGCAGACACCGATTCACGATTATCAGGTGGCAGGCATTATGGTCTTAGTTAAACTGGCTAGGACTAATCAATCAGCCCAGCAGATAGATACATGGATTGATCTATGCAGCTATGGCGCACTAGGCGGACAACTTGCCACAGAGGAGAACGATCTCTATGTTTAATTTAGCCGATTACGAGACAGTTGAGGTGAGACTTGAAAAGTTTATTAAGGACTATGCTGATTTTAGGATTGCAACTGAGTTGGAAGTGGTCGAGAAAGATAGATACATCGTCAAGGCATATTTATTTAAGACTTCTAGCGATGGCGTTGCGTGGGCAACAGGGTACGCTGAGGAGAAGATTACTGATCGAGGTGTTAATTCGACTTCAGCACTGGAGAATTGCGAGACTTCGGCGATCGGCAGAGCACTTGCAAATGCAGGTTATGCAGCTAAAGGAAAACGCCCTAGCCGCGAAGAAATGAGCAAGGTAGTTGCTCCAAAAGTAGTAAAACCAGCGGTACAAGATCTCGTACCAGATCAACAGGACTATTGGACTACTCCAGTTAATCAATACATGAAGGTAGTTGATGCACCGGTCACTTTAGACAAAGCACTTGACATGGTGCAAGACATACTTGGCACAGGTGAACCACAAGAAGCACCACAATGCAAGCATGGACACATGAAATGGCGTGAGGGCGAGAAAAACGGCAGAGCATGGGGTGGGTATCAGTGCATGCAGATGAACGCAGGTGGCATTAAATCTGATTGCCCACCTCAATGGTTCAACATAGGCAGCGATGGAAAGTGGCATCCACAGAAAGCGAGAGTATAATGGGCTATGTAGAAGTGTATAACATCGACAAAGATGGTGAATGGCAGGATCTTAATGACATTCCATTCATCACTACAGTTAATTGTCAGCTATGCAATGAGCCGACAGAGGCACATGACATCATTTTGACAGCTCGTATTGTCGATGGTGAGGTAGTTGCAGGCACTTGGCAATGTCGTAAGTGCAACACTGTCAATGGATGAGAAGGAACAGCTATTGACAGTTCTTATTCTAGCTCTATTTATTGGTGGAGTTGTTTTGGGACTAATGGTCAATGGCTAGTCAAGCAAGGAAACATAGAGGTTTCCGCACAGAACGCGTAGTAGCCGAGTACCTATCGACTTGGTGGGCAGGCGCGTGTGTGGGAAGGGGTAGTGGCAAGGATGTTATCAATGTGCCATTCGATGTTGAAGTCAAAGCCCGCGCTGGATTTCAACCGCTTGCATACTTGAAGCAACTAAAGGCTCGGACATCCACTTCGGGGGAATTGGGATTCGGGGTCATACGGCTAAATGGACAGGGAGAAGATGCTGCTGAGTATTGCGCCATCATCCGACTAGCTGATCTATTGCCACTACTTCAACTTAAATACGGTCACTTAGACAAAGAACCTACAGATGCAGACATAGACCGTTGCTCTGGATGTGGGTCATACATGATAAGGAAGTGTCTTACTTGCCATCCTATGATTACAAATGTGCCAGATGCAATCTTAGTCAAGAAGTCCAACATGGATGGAACAATCGACCTATGATCTTATGCGCTTATTGTAATGAACCGATGGTAAAAGTTATAGCAGCTACGCCAACACACTTTAAGGGCAAGGGCTTCTATTCAACGGATAAATAATTATCCACAGAAGTTATCCACAGGGTACAGGAAAGAGGTCGCAATGAAGCGAAACACCGATCTGACCAGCACTTATACAAATGGATTTGACACGCATGATAACCTAAGTTCGCAGAACGCATCAGGCGTTCAACCCGCGCCGCTTAAGCGGATCGCGCGGGGGGTGCTACTAGGTTTTGGGCTATCCCTATGCTTTATGCAAGCAGCGGGTTCTACAAATCTAAATGATATATCTATGACTCCTAAGCAATATGCATATTACTCATTAGGAGATCTTAAACAATACAAATGCTTAGCTACTCTGTATGGTAAAGAGTCAGCATGGAATCCAAAAGCATATAACAAAAGCAGTGGCACAGTAGGCATACCTCAAGGCAAGAGTGTATGGCTATTAACAGCTACTCCAATCCAACAGGTTGAGTGGGGCTTGCGCTATATTAAGCACAGGCATGGCACACCATGCAGGGCACTCAATCATTGGAAGCAATTTAATTGGCATTAGAGAATATAAACCATCGAAGATACAGGGTACATAAACAACAGGTATTCAAAAGAGATGGAAGCATCTGTGCCATATGCAATACAGATGAAGGCGATATGCACATTGATCACATTATTCCAAGAGTAGCTGGTGGAGATCACTCATTAGAAAATCTGCGGGTACTTTGTGCTGCCTGCAACCTACGCAAGGGCTCACGCTCAGATCGTGTTTTTTTAGGACGCACGGCTAC